CGGTTCGCTGGCATGTTCGCTCTTGAAGCTGCTAACCGTCCACCTATCTCTGTAGATGAATACATCGCCTACGAGAAGTTTGCTCATGCCAATGCTGCTATGTGGGGCATGACGTTAAGTAAAGAGGAAGTGGATAACCTGATTGCCAATGAGGTTTCCAATGTCGAACTACAGTCACGGTTCGACCTAACCGCTGAGGCTATCTTCCAGTCTGATGACGAGACTCTCAGCGAGCTAATGAGGATGAACCCGGCAGCAGATACCGGGAACCTCATGCGGTACTTCATGAACCCGAAGGCTGAACTCGGGGCGCTACAGTCGCAGTTCCGTCAGGCACAGATAGCTGGTGCTGCACTCCGTACCGGCTGGGGACAACTAACCCAAACTCAGGCACAACGGCTACAGGAAGTTGGCCTGACTCGGGAGCAGGCTCAGGTAGGGTTCACTGAGCTTGGCCGTATGGAAGAGCTATGGCACCCGTTCGGGTTCAATGAAGAGATCATCACGCAGGATGAGCAGATCGCTTTCCTTGCCGGTGATGTTGATGTAGCCACTAAGATCGAACGTCGACAGAGACAGCGTATGGCTGAGTTTGAGGGTTCGGGTAGCTTCGCCCAGGGACAGCAAGGTTTCGCTGTCGGTGCAGCAGAAAGCTAGACAACTACCCTCCCCATACGGCATACTCCCCACAGCTACCTAGAGCTAGACACCCTCCGGTATCACATCTAGGTTGTCAGCAGTAAAGCCTCCACCTATAGCCTCCGTATTAGGTGAGTAAGGCACGACGGAGAGACAAAGGAATCATGGCAGATACTCAGGGACAGAACGATCAAGACAATCCTGGCGATCTTCGTAAGCAACGGGATGAGCTATCCAACGAGAACAAGGCTCTTAAGGATAGACTTACGGCTTTGGAGCAGGATGAGCAACTTAGGGATGCAGGTCTAGCGCATCTTAGTAAGCGTCAGCGGCGTACCATTCTTCGTGAGCTAGCTGAAGAGGGTACAGAATTCTCCGGTGATGCAGCTAAGGAAGTGGCTAAGGAACTTGGCTATAAGACCGAACCTGAACCCACTACCACGACTACGACTACTTCATCTACTGATACCCCTAGTGGTGACTCATCCGGTAACGGACAGAGCACTACCACTACAGATGAAGGTGAAGACGTGGATCCCGACGATGCTCTTGCTGCTTTGGCTGTAATGAATCGTGCTCGTGGACAGTCTAGTTCCACTCAGGTCAAGGGTGACTTTGAGCAGGAAATGAAGGGGACTAAGTCCAAGGAAGAGCTTACGTCATTGCTTAGGTCTAAGGGTCCCCGTCACGGGATGATCCATGAGTGGGATGTTCCCTGAGTTAGACAACCCATAACCGGAGGGTAATCCAGTGGGTGACGTCCTTACGACCACCACTACACTAGCTAACCAGGTCACTACTGCTTACGAGCAGTACGCATACTTCGCACTTCGTGATGAGCTTTACTTTGATGCTTGTGCTTCCATTAAGCCGGTTGCACAGTCTCATCGTGGCTCCACGGTCCAGTTCAACATCTACAACGAGCTTGCACCTAAGGTTTCGGTCCTTTCTGAGACTGCTGATGTGGATGCCGTTGCAGTGTCCGACAGCATCGTCACTGTTGCTCTGAACGAGTACGGTAACGCTGCTCTTACCACCGCACGTGTGCGTGGGCTTTCGTTCCTGATGGTGTCCGAAGATGTGGCTAACATTGTTGGCTACAATGCCGGCATCAGTTTCGACTGCCTTGCCCGTAACGTGCTTGTTGCTGGCTCTAACGTCTACTTCGGTAACGGTGGCGCTGGTCCTCGAAACTCCCTTGTTGCAGCCAACACGCTTAAGGCTGCTGATGTGCGTCGGCGAGTGGCTAACCTTTCGTCCGACAATGTTCAGCGAGTCATGAACGGGCACTACAAGGGTTTCGCTGCTCCTGAGGTTCTTGTTGACCTTAGGGAAGAGACGGGTACTGCCGCTTGGCGGGATCCGCATACGTACTCCCAGCCTGAGCAGATTTGGAACGGGGAGACGGGCCTGTTCGAGGGCGTTTCATGGATCGAAACCCCTCGTCTTTCTGCTGCCAACTTGGCTACTGGTCAGGGTGGTCCTGGTGGGTTCGTTGATGGTGGTGCTGCCGGTGGTGCTTCCGGCAACTTTGACGTGTTCCCTGTGATCATCCTCGGCAACCAGGCGCTTGCTAAGACTTGGTCTTCGCTTGTGTCCGGCCCGATGCCTAACACGGTGCTGGGTGAGGTTACGGATAAGCTGCGCCGGTTCGTGCCCGTTGGTTGGTACTGGCTTGGCGGGTTCGGTCGTTTCCGTGAGCAGGCCATCCGTCGCATCGAGGTTACTACCTCTATGGTTAAGTGATTCTTCCTTAACCTTCATATCGGTAAGGCTAGGCACATGGGCCAGGATCACTCTGTGGTCCTGGCCCACTTCCATAAGGAGTAACCTTGGGTAAAGTCCTTTCAACTATTCTGCAAGGTGGTCTACAGAAGCAGGTCATTGCTGATGATGATCTTATCTTCTGGCAGCATGATGTAAATGTAGCTATTCCTAATGCTACTTGGACTCCACTTCCCTGGAACCGTGCAGTCACCACCCTTGGCGAAGACGTACCTAGTAAGCGGTGGGGAGTATTTGCACGGCCAACTGATGTTGTGCCGTCACCAGGTGTTGCTAACTTTGCAGCTACTACTATCGCTGCTGGATCCGATGCTGCTGCACTTCCTCAGGGTACTATCAACGTTGTCTCCACCAATGCTGATCCGGTAACTGGTACACCTGCATTCGCTACTGCTGGTTATCTTGTCATCCGTGCTACTACTCTTGGTGGTGCAGATACCGTAGTTAAGTACACCGGTAAGACTGCCACTTCCTTTACTGGTTGTACTCTCGGTACTGGTACCATGAATACCGGTAACATTGTCCGTCAGGCTAATGTTACCTTTGAGAAGGTCGGTAGTGGGCTTGCGGCTATTGCTGAGGTTGCATGGGCCAACAACGCTACTGGTCTTAGGGGTATCCGCTTCCGCTTCATGGATGGTGTCTTCAACTTTGCGGGTGGGACTACAGTTGTTGGTGCAGTTGCTGCTGCTGATCCACTCATGCATATCCAGACAAGTGAGCAGCCGATCAATACTGGACAAGTACCCGGGGCTAATACTGGCGGCATTATTGAAGTCTACCAATCCTCAACTGGTGTGCTTAATAGTGTCTTCCTTAACACTGAACTCTCAGCACCACGTCTTGTTGCTGTAGACTTCTCCCCGGTTGATATCTCCACTATCTCATAATGCCTACCTTCACTCCACCCGTAGAAGTTGGTCCTGCATCAATTGGTGGCGATCAACATCCTTTGTGGCCCCACTTTGGTAACTACGATGTGGGTGTAACTGTGTGGCGTGATCAGAATGGCAACTATCATCAGAGCCAGTTCCCGTATCAGGGTGGCTATGTCAATCGACATTTCAACCATGATCAGGTTACGACTGATGTTGATGATGATGTGGAGTCCCTAGCTAACGCAGTAGAGGTTTACATGGGCGGGGGAGTATACCCCATTACTCAACAGCAAGCAGATGATCTTACTGCTGCCGGATACGGAGCTAACATCACACCATGAGACGAACCATTCTATCCATCATCGCTACGCTAGCTATCGTAGTTGGCGTTAATCTAGGATTCGTAGATCCTGCTCTTGGTCACTACCTGCCGCCCGGACAGTGGTACACGCAGAGCGACGCATGCACGCACAGCGTCATCTACGGCAACTTCGGCGACGGCTTCGCTCAGCTGAAGTTGCTCAGCGACGGCTGCTCCATCTACACCACGGTTGAGGTAACTACGGCTCATAGCGGACACACCCACGTCCAGCCGTGCAGTGTGGGGGCTGCCATCTTTAATCCGGCTCCACATTGCTTCCTAACTGGAGCCACCGACCATACCACTATCCAGGCGACCGTTCACGGGACTGCCCTAAAGGTACGTACTATCGGATGCGGTGCTTCCGGGGGCTGCATCACGAGAAGCCACGGAGTGTACGAATAGCAATGTCTCATCCTCAGTGTTGTAAGGATCCCGATAACTGCAAGCTTGAGTACGTGGATCACCTCAAGGGCTTCCATTTGTCAGCTACAGCTATCCCCTCACGTACAGTAACTAAGACTGAGGGTCTGCCTGACGAACCCACCACGCAAACGATCATCAGAGAGAAGCGTTGGCATCGGGATATGGCAGCCTATAAGCGTCTTCATGCACAGGGTTATCGTCCCCGGCGTATGGAGGGGGCGGCCGCTCGGGAGCGGTACGGAGAGACTGTGTATGATGTGACCGATAGACCAGTAAAGATCGACTACGACGATCCTAAGTAAGACCTAAGTAAAGAGGTAACGATGCCTGGTAGCGACACTGGTAGGGTTCCCAAGCTGGGAAACAAGGCTCCCTCTGGCGGGAAGAACACCAACAATCCCACCGGCTCCAAGACGGGACGTGTTGACCCTGGTGGGCCTGAAGTTATGCAGGAAGATCAAGCCAACCTCAAGGAACAAGGCACGGGACGTAGTCGGGTCCGGCAGCTTCCTGGTGCTGGGGCTAACAACCGTCGGTAACCATGACGACGTTCAAGGAAGCTATCTCTAACACAAGAATCCACTTGATGACTTCAGGTGGAGAACGTATCGCTCAGCTATCGGCTGGGATCAACTCGTCTGTCACTGCACTTACTCTTAAGTTTGATGCACCACAGATCATAGAGGGAGCTATCCTTGGAATTAACCTAGAGGAACTGTACGTCGTAGCTAAGTCAGGTACGTCGGTCACAGTGATCCGAGGGTTCAATGGTAGCACTCCTGCTTCCCACGCCACTGACGATCTAGTCAGGATCAATGCTAAGTTCACTGACTTCCGTCTAGCTAAGTATGTGAACGAGACAGTTGAAGACATCTCAGGTGATGGTCTATTCCGGATCAAGTTCTCTGAGTTTAACTTCTCACCTATAGATCGTGCTCATGAGCTTGTAGTTGATGACGACTTCATTGACATTTGGCGTGTCCGATATGCTGTACCAGGTACTAAGGATTGGTTTGATGTCTCCAAGCGGGACTGGGAACTGAACCCTGATGCTGGTGCTAATTTCCCATCGGGTAAAGCAATCACTCTGCAAACGGGTGGGTTCCCTAGCCATCCTGTCAGGGTGTCGTACAAGGCTGGGTTCGATCCACTAGTCAACATGGCTGACGATATCCTTGCCGTGTCCGGTCTACATAAGGAAGCCCATAAGATCCTGTCCTATGGTGCTGCTATCAATGCACTAGGTGGTAGGGAAGTTAAGCGGACATTCCTTGATCGTCAGCCCGATACTCGACGTGGGGAAGAGGTTCCTCCGGGCGCAACCATGAACACGATGCGGCCATTCCTGCAACTGTACACACAGACTCTAAAGAGAGAGCGGCGTAGGTTGCGGCGTATGTTCCCGGATCAGGTGTGGTAGATGGCTGGTGCAACACTACGGGGGATTGCTAAGGGTATAGGCCATACCCTTTACGGTGGCGTTAGCTCTAGTGAATTCGCCCCGTACTCGTTCCCATTGTCGATCGGGCAGTTCCCGTACAATATCGACTACAAGTATGCAGAGCAGTTCGGGTTTGAGCCTGTCCAACCTCTAAGGCAACAGCAGGATCAGCGAGATACTCCGGGCGAGCACTCCTATAACCCTGAAGGGTTATGGAGGCGGAGCACTGACTCTTGGCATCTTGGGGCTGGACAGCGCTGTTCAGACCGGGATGGTAGTGAGGCATTCAGGTTCGACAACAGTACCGGCATGGATATCTGGACTAAGTACCATCTTGGTCTACTCCACGATACTGATCAGAAGCTGTCATCAGCTAACACTAATCTCCGGTTCGCTGTAGCTGGCACCTTCCTATACCTAACAAATGGTACAGCAGTATCGAGGACTTCCAATGTCGATCTGGACACTCCTACTTTCACTGCTCTTACCGGCGCTCCACCTGGTACTGCTCCTTCTTCCATAGCCTCGGATGGCTTCAATGTCTGGACTGCACATGGATCAGCAGGCATTTGGAAGACGAACACAGGACTCACAGCCTGGGCGGGTGCGGCCCATATCACAGGCACAGCTACCCTTGTTGCATATGTACGAGGAAGGGTTCTGGCAGCCAGTGCTAACTCTGTTTGGGATATCACAGTTGCAGCACAAGGTGGAGGCGGTGTAGCTCTCGGTGGTGCTGGTGCTCCGCTACTCTTCACTCATCCCAATACTGGGTTCACTTGGACGTGTTTCGCTGAGGGACGTAACGCCATTTACATGGGAGGGTACGCAGGCGATAAGTCCCTGATCTATAAGGCAGTCATCAAAGCTGATGGCACAGGGCTGGACGCACCTGTAGTTGCTGCTGAATTCGAGGGTGAGCAGATCGAATCCCTCTATGGCTACCTTGGACCATTCATCTTCATGGGTGTTGGACTGCAACCGGGGTGGCGCTTTGCACAAGTCAACAACAATGGTGACCTCAACATCGGGGCCAGGGTGTCGACACCTCTGCCTGTACGCTGTTTTGAAGGTCAAGAGAACTTCATCTGGTGGGGATACAGCAACTACTCCAGTACCCAAACGGGACTCGGAAGACTTAACGTCCAGGAATTCGGGGATCCTGGTCTACTCGTCCCTGCATACGCATCGGACTTGATGGCGACAACTCAGAATGAAGTACTGTCAGTCGTCACGTTCAACGGGATCAGGGTGTTTACTGTGTCAGGTGTAGGTGTGTTTGCTACTCACCATAGCCGTAACCTGGTCCCGTCCGGTACTCTCGACACAGGGGAGATTACCTACAACACTAATCAGGATAAGATCGGTATGTATGTCGATGTTGTCCAGATTGGTGAAGGTGGCTCGCACGGGTTCTACATCTCGGTAGATGATGGATCCTTCCTGTTCATTGGCGAGCATGAAGAGCACCATGAGAGTTTCCAAGTGGGGCAGATAACTGGCCGGACATTTGAGCTACGTATAGAACTTAAGCGGGATGGCACTACTCCTACTCTCGGGCAGCAGCTTGGATCATGGACATTCTCATCTGTAGTGATTCCGGCTGTGACTCGGGTCTGGCGACTCCCGCTGCTCATCTCCCGTCAGGTTACTGACCTTGATGGTAATGACTTCCCGTTTGATCCCTGGGCTGCTCTGGATGATCTTGCCAAACTCCAGAAGAGTAAGAATCCTACCCAGTTGAAGATCGGTCCCCGTTCATACCCAGCAGTTATCCTGGCAGATAGATGGCGAATTGATCACCTTGACGATCTGCTGCAAGGTATTGGATTCACTGGAACCTGCCTAGTAGATGTACAGGTTCTACAGGAGGAATTCTAATGGCTCGCCGTCATTACGCTGGTGCGGCAGTTCCTACTAGGCTCGGTACTGGTATTGGTACAGGTGATACCAGCTTCACCCTTAACAGCAATGCAGGCTGGCCGACAGGTGGTGCTAACGGACCATTCTCTGTTATCCTTGATCCTGACACCCCTTCTGAAGAGCATGTAACAGTTGCCAACCAGGCTGGTGGTAACTGTACTGGTGTGACAAGAGGCGTTGGGGATACCTCAGCCAAGACTCACTCTGTTGGTAGTGATGGATCTGTGATCCACGGTACCTATAAGGCTGATTACGACGAGGCCAACCGTCACATCAATGACACCACCATTGATGAGCACACCCAATATATGAAGGCGGATGGTACCCGTCACGATCTAACCGCCCGGCATACGTACGGTGGAGCGCTCGGTACCCGTCCTACTCCTGTAGCTATCGGTACAGCACTATCGGCAGGCTCAGGTGCCCAGGCTGCTGCTGGCGATCACGTTCACATTGTTGGTGCTGGTGCTCTCAACAACGCCAACATGTTCGTGTCCAATACTATCCCGGCTGGTATCCTACAGGCTGGTGCTATCTCGTCGTCAGGTATGTTCGCTGCTGGGATTGTGAACGATACTGCACTCGGGGCTGATTCTGTTGGTAGCTCAGAGCTAAAGGATGCGTCGATTGATGCCCTAGCTCTATTCGGCGGTACTCCGCTTCTTAACCCGATCATCGTCTCTGCTACTGATCCTGGTGCAGTTGGAGCTAACCGGGTATGGCTGAATACTACTGCGGCCAAGCGAGCGTTGCTGTGCCGTAACGCAGGTAATAGTGCATGGGAAGTCATCAACACATTCGGCCCTGGTGTTGACTACACTCCTACACTATTCAACTTCTCGATCGGTACTGCACCTAACGGTGGGTTCAACTATGCGAGATATCGTAGGCATGGTAGAAGCATCATTGTGGATGGGTTCTGCCGCTTCGGAACTGATTCTCCCGCTTTGTCTGGCCGTATTGGCATTGCTCTACCCCATGCTGCTGCTAACCTTAGTGCTTCTAAGGCTAACGAGTTCTTCTTCCATGCTGCGGCTCGTGCTGTTGACATTGCACCAAGCGGTTTCGCTTATGGTGGTGTTGGTATCATTGGTGTTGGCACAGTCACTAACCAGCCTGATCGTGTGGACTTCTTTGCCACTGCTGGTGGTGTAGCTTGGAATGCAACTACACCGTTCTCGTGGAATGGTGGAGATAACGACCGGTTCTCATGGTTTGCTGAGTATGAAGCAGCCAATGCTGAGGATACAAACTACGTGTAATGTCTAGTATCCTGGTCCCCCCGTTTGATGATGGTGTCCCGCTTAAGGGTGTTGGTACTGAGCACATTCGGGATAAGTCAATTGTTAGCAACCACCTTGCTAACGGTCTTATCCTTCCTGCTCACCTAAACCCATCATCGTTCGGGGCTGTAGGTAACATCACAGTTATTGATCCTGATGATCCTGCTGCGGCTGGTGCTACAGGACTGGTAGCAGATGCAGGTCACCAACACGCTTGGACAACTAGCACAGCTTCAGGACTAACCAAGACAGCTACTAGTGCTGAAGGTTCAGGTAGTGGTGGTGCCCGTCCTGACCACACTCACGCTACTGATGTCCTGCCTTGGGGGATAATGAGTCCACGGTTCTCGGCAACCGCAGACTCATCAGCATACTCAGCAGGTAACACAACAGACTTCGTTATAGCGGATATGGTGGTAGATGTTCTACGTGCTTATATAGTCCATCTTCACAGTCACATTTCTATATCTGCCGCTACTACCTGGTCGGTCAACTTCCATGTTGACGCAACTGCTACTCTCGAAATGTACCATCAGCAGACAGTGTCAGGTGCAGGTGGACAGCACATCAGCGCTAGTGCTCTATGGCTGCCAACCTCAGGCACTAAGGATCTAGACATTAGAGTGGCAACGGGATCAGGAACTATAACTTTTAACGCTACTTCGGCTACCCCCCGGCAATTCTGGGTAGAGGACATAGGACTGAGATAATGGCTGATTTCTTACCCAATGAGGCTGAAGACCGACCCAACATAGATGAGGTCCCCGATGTAAGTGACGCTGCCTTTGTTGATCCATTCGATAGAGGCACGTTTGATGAGGAAGCAGCAGCTAAGTATCCTGTATGGGAGAGTATGGTTGCTGCCTCTGAACAAGCAGAGAATGATAGTATCGCTGCTCTGGACGGGCTAGGCGATGATGAACTGAACTACATCGCTAGCTTTGGTTATGAACCCTTTACACGAATGACAGAACCAGAAGGAGATGAAGGCTAATGTCTGTTCTACTGCTACTCGGCATCGTGCTAGTGATCGTTGGTGTCGTCGTATGGTGGGCAACTAAGAACCTGTTCGCTGCTATTGCTGCTGCTGCGGGAGTGATCCTTATCCTGGTGGCCGTCTTTTCTGATGATACCGTCAGTGATGACGCCGGATCAATTCCCTCCAGCGGGTATGTAGAGGTTGCCTAATGGTTCTCGGACTCGACTATTCCTTTGCGCACCCTAACCTGGACTGTGTTAAGAACAGTGGGTATGGGTTTGTTGCTCGGTACATTGGTGACCCTGATCCTAACAGCGCTAAGTATCTTGATAAGCCTGAGCTTAACAACATTCTTGGGCGAGGGATTAGTGTTGTAGTAGTAAGGGAAACCACAGCCGGGTTCATGTTCACTGATAGCGGTGCAGATCATGCGGGTAAGTCCCGATCACACTGCAACCAGTTGGGCCTATGGAACATCCCTATCTACTATGCACTTGATGTGGATCCCCGTGGTTTAAGTCAGAGCCAGAAGAACGCAGTCCATCAGTTCCTTGCTGATGCTGCCCACCATGATGGGGGTGGACATAACGTAGGGATCTATGGTAGCGATGATGCACTAGACTGGTTCATGGGGGGTAATTGCCATTGGGGATGGCAGACCTATGCATGGTCTAATGGACGAGTTACCCCTAAGGCACACTTCCGACAGTTCCGTAACGGACAGAGTATTTGCGGCGGAACTGTTGACCTTAACGAGACATACCGTGTTGACTATGGCCAGTATCCACGACCGAATGAAGAGGTAGACGTGACTCCCGAACAGGATCAAATGCTCAAGGATATCAAGGCTCAGCTTGTCTCTGCTCATGATGGCAGGCTGGGCGATATTTGGGGCGAGCTTACCGCAACTCATGGCGATGTTAGTGATGCTGAGGCCCATGCTAAGGAAGCAGCGGATCAGCTTGTGCGTGCTTCTGATGGCCGGCTGAATGGAATTTGGGTGAAGCTGCTTGAAATGGAAGAGCGGATCGTCCGTATCGAGAACGCTACTATTCCTGCTGGCGATGCTGCCGATACTCCTGATACCCCTACTGATAACGACTGATTTCCCCCTGATCCTGAGAGTGACTAGTGAGAACAAGACGTGGCTCTGACACCATCATCGGTGGAGAAGTGGTTCAAGGTAGTGAGCTTCACGCTAGGGTTCGTCATCGTAATCAGTCAGGTAGTGCTGTACTTGATATACAAGGAGTTCTCCAGGGAGATAATGCTCTTCGGGGGCTCCCTGATGGGGTTCACAGGCTTTATATCGCTGGACCGTTGGTCGAACGGAAAGCGGGATCAATGACCATAGCTGCATCTATTCGGCGGCGGGTCTTGATGATTAAGAGCTTCATACAACGGCACCCCTTTGCAAGTGTATATGCCGCTAGCATTCTCACTTACAATATCCAGGAGTGGTTGCGGTGATCCGAGATATGACGGATAAGACAAAGAGGATGCTAGGATACATAGTCCTCGTTGCTACCATCATTGGATCTACTGCACTCTACTTCCACATGGAAACACGGCAGAGTGTCGAACGTTGTATTGATGGCCGTCGTGACCTGCGTGATGCGATATCATGGACTGTAACGTATGCTCTAGGGTTTGAAGCTGATACGGAACCTGAAGACATAGCTAACAACCAACGTTTCACTGATGGATTAGAAGAAGGGCTACAGCAACAGTTTCCGGATGAAGGGTGCAAGTAATGCCATTGGAGAAAGGTAAAGACAAGGCTACTATCTCCCGTAACATCAGACGGGAAGTCCATGCCGGTAAGCCTCAGAAGCAGGCTGTTGCTATCGCTATGAGCACAGCCGGCAAGAAGAAGCCTAAGAAGAAGGTCAAGAAGGCGGCACCTAAGAAGAGGCCCGCTTACTGATGACCAAGGTACCTAAGAAGAAGCCTAAGGCTGGTGCTAAGAAGAAGCTAGGCCAGAAGGCACATCCCCGTACCTCTACTCCACGCAGTCAGATTCCGTATGGTAATGAGGCCAATCCTCGGATGCCACGGGAGAGTAAGATACTGCCACCCACTCCTAGAGTAGGTAAGAAGAGTAGACCTAAGAAGAAGCGTGACTAATGTCCACCGTCGAATACAGGTGTCCTATCTGCGGACACCGCCTGTTTAACGAGGCTAACTCGCCTATCAAGTATCAATGCCCTAACGTCGGGGTAGAGATGACTAACGGGCAGGTCCACCAGGAGGCTTTCGTTGAGCAGACCCAAGAGTATCAAGGGCCTAACTTCCTCTTTAAGGATGAAGGGGAAGAGGATCCTCGTAAGACTGGTGTCCTAACGCACGGTGCTGTGAATAGTGACGGTAAGGCATCAGTCACCACAGTTAAGGACCCAGGGCCACCTCCACCCATGACGGAAGAGGAAGAGCTAGAGTTTCTCCGTGGTCAATGGTTCCGGTTGACTGGTCACCATGCCGATAGGCGATACAAGAATGCCAGGCTCCGGAAGGATATTGAGGATCTAGAGATTGCTTCTGTTCCGCCACCTGAGCCCTCTGAACCTTACGATGAGGACATGCGGGAGCAGATTAAGGAGGAAGTTAGGTCGGAACTTAGGTCTGAGTTTGATGCCATGAAGCAGGAACTTCTGGCAGCACTCAGGGGTGATACCCAGGAAGAGCCAGTAGAAGATATTCAGGAAGAGCTAGAGGAAGACCAAGAGAAAGAGGACAGCAATGTCTGATACCGTGGACACCAGCACCACGACTGATGAGTATGATGAGAATGATGGTCATGATGAGACGCATGCAGGTGTTCACGTGAACGAGCATCTTCCTGAGGATCATCGGGATCATGTCACCAGCTTTGGTGATGTCAGGGATAAGGAACACGTTCCGCCCGGTAACATGGTCGGTACTCCTGTCCCCACCCAGCGGGAACTACAAGAGGCTAACATTGCAGTTGAAAAGAAGCGAGGCACGTTGCCTAGGGATGACGAATTCTACGATGAGCAGGGTGAGGATGAGGATCTGATTCAGCGTCCCCATCAGGGTGCTAGCTCGTGGTGGAGTGACCCTGACGCCAAGTCATCTGACATCACTCAGCAGAGTCAGCCTGGCTATGGCGATGATGCTGAAGTTACTACCTCTACCACTACGGATGAGGTTAGTACGAGTGGCACTGAGGGTAGTCTGGCTCATGGTCTGTCACCTGACGATGACCCTGACAACCCTGACGCTACCTACAATGTTCACGAGTACACCGTTGAGCAGGTTGTTGCGTATGCGCAGGACCATCCCGAGCAGGTTGACGATTTGCTTGCTCAGGAACAGTCCAGCGCTAACCCTCGTACCAGCCTGATCACTAAGCTGGAGGCTATGAAGAGCTAATGTTGGACAACATCATCAAGTATGCCCCTCGTATGTGGAAGGCCATCACCGCTGCTGTAGTTGCTGGCTCCGGTGCGTTTGGTGCTCTGCAAGTCGACGGGATGACTTGGGCTGAGTGGGGCTATCTGGCAGGTGTTGTAGCTGCTGCTCTCTATGCTACGTGGCAGGTACCTAACGCTGATGAGGCTGGTGCTGAGGACCTGAGCGCCGACGTCGAGGGCACCAGGTGGTCGGACCCGTCGACGGAACCGCCCTTCTAAGTTAGATTAGATAACTGACATGTAGAAAGGGGGTGGCCTAGCGGTTTGGTATCTCCCTCAGCATGAACAGCGGTTACAAAGAAGCCCCCCCTACGACAGCAGGGGGGGCTTCTTCATGCTATAGATCATGCACACAACATGGGCATGAGAATATCTTCTTCTTACGGCTGGGGATCAAGCGCTTCCAACTGAACTTAACCCCTAGCTCCTTCTCCCATTCTGATCGGCGGAACTGTCTCTTAACTCCCCACTCCCACCAGTCGTGGATCTGTAGGCCGAACCTTGTCCTATACGGATGGAAGCACTCACCACATTCTATACGGTTAACCTTACCTTGCTTCTTCCCACAGCTTGCACAATGGGTGTCAAAGTACAGAGCTTCAATAGGATCAGCCATACGGATACTTCTCCGGACGAGGCTTGACATGGCTTACCTGGTGCATCACTACTTCATGTGCCATGTCCCATATCTGTAGTGTTACTGAGCCGTAAGGGGTATTAGGGCCTGGTTCAAAGTCCCATACCCGTAGCACTGACAGGTTTGCCTGTGTCTCGTCTTGGACGACTGTAAAGATAACAACTTCAAAGTAGGCAGGTTCATCCCAAATGACCTTATATCTTACATTTATGTAGTCTGGATTCTGGTTGGTGTCCCGCCATGCTTGGACTTTGAAGGTGGGCGTAATATCAGCCACGGCCGATCAACTTCTTCAGCATGGTAGGGACACCAGGCTTAGCAGCATGAGGTTGGAACCCTGCCTCGATCAGTGTCTTACCGTCAATGATCATGGCCTGCCGACAGATATGGACGGCCCTCTGGATATGCTTCAACTCCAACATCGTAGGAATGTAGGGGTTGTGGGCATGGACCTGCATGATGTGGTTGTTAGCTGTCCGGATGATCTTCCACCTGGCGTTAAGCCTGGCTTCCTTCTGCTCCGTGGTCAGCTTAGTCAACTTATGTCGTGGTCTGCGTGCCATCAAGCTTATCAATCTCTCGTAGTAGAGCCCTGATCATGAGAGTACAGGCAGAGATAGACATGGCTGCTGCTGCAACCATCCGTGCCACTTCCTCATCCGTAGATACCTTAGCTTGTGCGTACCCTGCCATGTCCCGGGCTAGTGCATCTCCCTTATCACACAGGCTAAGGACGTGCATCTTGTGTTCTAGGTCAAGCATCAGTCCCTACTCATCATCTCGCACAGGCCAATCCGCTCATGTGTTTCCATGCCGGTACTGTTGCCCCTATGGTACATACTCCACCCCTTATACTTAGCGGTAGCAATGAACACGAACTTCTCGATATCAATAGGCTGCATTACTGGTCTACCTTCAGCAGTATGGACAGCCTTTAGGTAATTCTTCATAGCGTCCTTAAGGTCTGACTCTGCCGTGATAAGTTCCATCTCAGCTTCCTGTTCAGCGTTCATAAGTCCATATCCTCCCATTGGGTTGCATCAGTTGCTCTTGTGATCTTGTCAAACAAGTTCAACATTGTCGTGATTAGCTTAGCCTTGCTCTCGTCAGGCACATATGCTACGGCCCGGTTGTGCTTAGCATCATCAACCTGCCACCGTAGTTCGTCATCATGTACCCAACTCTCACAGGGTTTCTGACACTCTACGTAGTTATATCTGTCACTCACGTATCTCTCTCCAAATCTGTTCGATCCTCGGACCTATCTTAGCGAGTGATGCTCTGTCACACTTACCTGCCATAACCCTTACATGCTTATCTTCAGGATACCAAAACGTGACAGGATGCAGGTAAGATACATCACGGAACATACGATACAGAGTAGTAAGTTCCTCAATGGAGGCATAGACTATCCACTTCTCCGGTATCTCGAACCGGAATTCTACAAGTCTAGGCTCATCTGAGGGGGTGGTGTGTATCTCCACTTCCTGTCCACCTTCCACTTGCCCATACACTTACTGCACACCGGATACACGTACGGCCTACTTACGTCTTCGCCACAATACACACAGCCGCCCACTTCAAACTCTATGCCCATCATCGCCATGCCAAACGTACTAATACTGTCCTGCCACTGCTTGTATGTTGCGCCACCATCCTTGACTCTCAATATGTAACTCGGATGGTAGATAGGCCACACCTTCAGCCCATGTATGTGAATACTCCTATCCTTGGCATACTTGCCAGCGTTCGGCATAAGAGCTTCAAGAGCGGTAGACCCACAGACCAGCACCCACTCACAATCAGCAGTATCTAGCTGGTCCTTCAAGTTCACCCTACACGCATCTATATGGTTGGCCTTTACTCTGTTCTCCGGTGGCATGCAGCACACCACGTTCATGTAGTAGGCCAGCGATGGGTCTATGGATTGGCGCCTCAGTTCATTACGTAGCAGGGTGCCAGCCGGACCAACGAACGGTACACCCCTGTTATCTTCTACCTTACCAGGTGCCATCCCTAGCACGACAAAGTTAGGAGAGATGAGGGTGTCGCCAACCTGGTCTGTGTTCTCTTGCCCATGCAGCTTCGGGTGTGGGTCCTGGGTCAAAGTTGGGGATGGAGACTGTTCGTGATCCTGGGTAGTGGTGGGTACCAGGGTCGTCGGGACCTGCATCGGTACCGGTTTCCGACAGAACTCCCTCAGCGTGCAGTTCCGGCAACTGGTTATCTGCGTTCGCAGTTCCATGAGAGACTTCTTCATTGGGAACTTCCTTTACCTCTTCCACGTCCACAATCTCCTGTTCCCGCTCCAACTCATCAAACAGTTTAGCTGCCTCATCGTAACCCTTAGGCTGTGACATGATCTTAGCTACCTTCTCGGCAATCTCGTTCAGGTACAGTTCGTTAGGGGAATTCCTCGCGACCATATCCTTGACGGTCAGCCACATGCAGCCGTAGCAGAAATGCTGGTTCTCTTCCTTAGTAAGATCCGTCACGCTGATGGTTAGAGTCAACCCTGTCTTATCACTGTCAAACGTATAGACCTTCCCCTTAATAGGATTGTGTCCCGTAGCACCAATGAACACACCCTGTCCGATAGCCTCAGGTTCAAAGACTTCAGCCCCGCACAGATCACAGACGTACTTAATCACTTCTGAATACCTCCATGAGTTTCTTCACTCGTCCCTTACCCATCCCGGGCACCATCATTAGGTCTACCTCTGACACCCTCAACTGGAAGATCATACCGAGATGCTTGTAGATCAGACCAGCTTGTTTTGGACCCACCCCGGGAAAGCATTGGTAGATCCATCGGACATAGTCTGCATTTGATACTCGGTCGTAAAGATCAGTTGTGGGGGGTCTGTCCGGTCGTCTATCGAGAGAACTATGGTCCCCCTTATCAGACCACAAGCGCAGATCATTGAGGTAGTCAACCGTGTCGGTGATTGAGTCTGATGTCTGAACCTGAATACCCCGCAACTGCACTGAGGTAAGGTAGTTGCGATGCTGTGTTCTAGACCAGGTGTAACTCCTGCCTTTGTTTCCGTAGGCTCCATACAACTCACCCTCTGTTGTCCACTGCTGTCTACCTTCCAGTAGCAGAATCGCTATGTCTAACTGCTTCATCTGCATGTACTCCTTGACGAGCCTCCCGTCTTTCATACTGGACAGGAAGTCATCAGGGAATGTCTTACGTTGGACACCAATGGATCCGAGCTTGCTATGCCACATGATATCTACACCATGATCCTCTGGCATAGAGCTTATGACACCTAGCTCATGTAGAGCCTTAGGTTCAGTCGGCGAGATGAACATTATGTATTGATCCGCCTAAAGTCGTCGTCCGTCAGCTTGATCGGTTCCTCCCCAATCTTATTCCTCAGATCCATGTGGACCATCGTGAGCGCCTGCGGTCCCTTCATGTCATAAGCAGCACCACCGACTCCCCATCGCCAGCTATTCAACTCATGGGCCATACGGTAGATACGCTCACGGGACTGCAACAGTTCAGCCTGAGCTTCCCTGATCTGACTACGGGTTTCCTTCCTAACCCACCACCTAGTACCCAGGTAACGGAGCACACCTATAGCAGTATCAGACTTATACTTCAGGTCATACTTAAGGTTGTCAGGTACAGACATGATCAAAGGTCCGGAGTCTTAACACGAGACTTGTTGTTGGCCTGCCAGGATCGGAACTCCTTAAGCCTGCCCATCACTGACAGCACAAACTCCCAATCACATCGAGGGTCAGCAATGCATGCAGAAACGTATGCTTGCAACACTGCAATACTATGCTTGTCCTGTGCCCGGAAGATCATAAGTGGTTCATCACTATTTTGAGTCTTCATCAGAATCAACTGGTCCTGGTTAGAAAGTCCTGACATCTTATCCTCCTAGTTGCTACTAATACTTCCGACTACCTTACCCATCCACACAATGTCATCGGGTACTTGGCTGGTCAGATACGTCATGTACACGTTCCTGGTTAGCTCCCACCCTGCATCGTTCACAGCCTCTTCCAGCATGTGTCCCTTAGGCAAAGCGTCCAGGGCGATGTCCATCCTCCACAGCAGGTTATGGGTACGAGGATCGAACCCACCTACACTAAAGATGATGGGCATGCCGTTCATGCACATGATTTCTTTCCAGACGGGAAAGAACTTGCTAGCCATCTTCCTCTACAGTTCTATCTTCCTCGCCGGCCATGCATCTCCCCTTTCTCTCATACTATAACAAGGGCAGTAGCATACCACCCTCCAACATCTATCATGATCATCTAGAGCACAGTGATCACACTGCTGCCCACTATTCTTCTTGGTCTTCTTGTTGACGGTCCGCCGCTTCCTCAACTCAGCAATGTATTCTCGGTTGCTGTTGATATGCCATCCCGGTTGTCTATTCATAACAGGGTCCGCTTCTGCCCACGATGTAGGCTCAGGGGGTGGCTT